CTTGTGTATCTTGAAGAAAGAGTATCGTAGAGGTTATCTTCGATAGCTTCTTCTGTCAACGCAAATGCTAACGCTACAGTCTCGTGTGTATAACGCGAACTAAAAGATTCTTGAGCTGTATCATAAATGACCGCTGCTCCTTCTCCTTTAGTTGGTGCTTCACCAAACCCACTTAACATTACTTCTTCCTCAAACGCTCTTTCAGAACTTTCGGTATCGAAGATGTCTTCGTGTTCATTATTATATCTTTCATACTCTAATCCAAAGAGAGCATGAAGTCCAGGTACTAGTTCTTTGACTAGTTGGGCTCTATTAATTGCCATTATTTATTCTCCTTAGATTATACAGCAAACGTGTTAGTAGGGAATGTAAACAATCCTCTCGCATAAGCACCTATTGAGTTGCTTGGTTGCGAAGAAAATCCTACACATAACGCTACACCGCTTGATGTTGTTGCAGTCACACCTTCTTTTGACCTACCATTGACAGTGCTGCCAGCAGTAGTTGAGAGAGTGTATTTGTTACCGATAAAACTTACGGCAGGAGTTCCTGCTGTAAATTGAGCTTCGTAAACAATTCCAGGGTCATTGTAAACGAGAGCTTCTGCATCGGCACCACCTAGTGTCGCAGTGTCAGCAGTCCAAACTTTCGAGAAAGTTGGAGTACCGTCAGTTGCGGTAAAAAATACTCCGTAAAACACACCTACAGGTGTACCAGTCGCCGTACCTTGAATGACATATCCGCTAGATAAATTAACTACATCACCTGAAAAGATTGATGCGTTAGTTGCACTTGCGATTCTCATTTTAGCAGGACGAATAATACCACCGTACATATGATATGCAGGAGTAAAACCATCAGGTTTATTTGTATTAGCCATGATAATCTCCTTTGCTTATATACATAGTTATTATTAAGTTCCTTTATCGGTAGGTTTACTACCGAATGCGACTTTAGAAGACCTTTGGATATCACTATCTTTTATAGGCATTCTTGGGTCGCTTTCTCGCATTAAGTTTTGGTCTACACCGTCCATAGCAGTTTTTGCTTGGTTTGAAAAATAAGCTGTACGCTCATCTGCGGTTTCAACAGGTACTTTAGCAAGAATTAAACCTCCAACCCCAATTACTCCTTTATTACTTCCACTATCTACAGTTGGAGCTTCAAAATCAGGATAGTCTTCTGCTCTCACAGGTTCATATCCTTCTCTAATACGTTTTGACATATTAGATTTATCATCTACTCCTCTGGTAGCTTCTCTAATCCACCTGAATTGATATCCAGGAGGAGCGTCTGGTGCGTCTAACATTGACGGGGGTTTCCAAGGCGTTCTGCGAGTTTGAGAGTCTCGTGTCTCTGCGGACCTAGAGTTTCTATCCGTTGCGACTTCTGTTGTTGTGTTCTCATCTGTCATTTTTATACTCCTTCGATATGCTTGGCATATTCTTCTAGCGGCACGTTTAGTCTTTTAGCTATTGCTACTTGACTTGGTGACAACTTTATTTTGCGTGATGATTTTTTACCACTAGCACCTCTGCTACTGGCAGCAACCTGTTGCACGGGGGCAGATTGCTCTTCTGAAAACTTGTGAGGAAAATTATCTTGCATACGTTTATCAACTTCAGCATAATAATCGTCAGAAGAAGGATTATACCCACTTTCAACGAGTTCTTTATGTATTCCAAATGCTGCAAACGTCATTGCTTGGTCATCTCCGAACCATTTATTTTTCTCAGCCCATTCCTCAGCTTTAGGGTCAGGTCCTTTAGCCTGAGGTTGTAATGTAGGTTGGTAGTCTTCTACGGGGACTTCTTCAGCGTTATTCTTTTCTCTAACTTGCTGTTGTGCTGATAATCTTTTAAGATTTTGTGATTCAGCACTTGCCCTAGAAAGTTTTTCTGTTGCTTCTGCAACAGCTTCACCATCACCTGCATCTTGAGCCTCTTTTAATAAAATTTTGGCTCCTGCTATTTCTGATTGTACCCTATTGTCGTACTCTTTGAAAAGGGAAGAATCAGAATTCTTTAATTTTTCTTTTAACTGAGTATTACTTTGATTAATGTTTTGAGCATAATTAACAGCTTCATCTCGCTGTCTTTCTGCTTCTCGCATTTTATAAGTTAGTTTATCAATACGTTTTTGTACTGAATCACTAATTTCGTCTAACTCGTCTTTTGGTTGAGTTGTTTCTACAGCTTGTTCTTCGACTAATTCAGTTTTAATTGAATCATCAACATCTGCTTCTCGTATATCTACCTCCCCTTCGGGAAGTTCTAATTCTATTTTTTCTGCTTCATTATTTTGCATGAGTCCTCCTCAAGATTGTTATGATAAAATTGCTTCTGGGTCATCAATACAGGCTAAGATTTCGTCATCGTTTAAAAGACGCATGTCGCCACCTTCTATTTGAAAACGAGCTCCAGCATATCTGCCAAAGATTACCCAATCACCTTCTTTACACCAAGCTCCCTCAGGGAACTTATGTGGGTCACTATACGCGTCTGGTCCTAAAGACACTACATAACCAACAACAGTTGCTAATCTTTCTTTATCAACAGTTGCTTTAGCTAAATGTATGCCACCTTTAGTTATACTCGATTGTGTAAAAGGTAATATTAAAATTCGATACCCCGTTGGACGTGGTAGCGATTCCGCATGAGAGTCTAAGTTTTCTGGAGTAATAACGGGTTCCGAACTTACGTCAGGAGCGTTGTTACTTCCAAAATCTCTTAATACCCTATCTGGAACAGTTTTTGTTTCGACTTTATTAGTCATTTGCATCCTCCATATTAGAATGTAAAGTTTGAATTTCCTGTTCAGAAAAACTCAAACCTGCTATTTCACCGACTATCCTTTGGTATTGTTCAAAATTCTCAACACTTCCAGAAGCCAATGTTTGCATGAGAGCTTCTTTTCTCTCACGATATTTACGGAGCAAATGCTCCGTAGCTAAGATATAATCCATTTATTTAATATAGTTATACCAAAGAAGTCCTTTAGTTTGCCCGTAAGCAGCCTTCATTTTAGACTCTTTACCAACAACCTTGCCTTTTGCATCCGTATTTACTTCGCCTTCTTTAACAGACTCTGTTCTAGTGCTATCAACCATTACTGGTTCACTAGGAGCAGCTCTATTAACCTTCTTAGAAGGGGACGGATAATCTTTATTTCTATGCATTATTTTTCTCCGTTTTTATTTCTACTGTCCCGAACTGTTTTAACCAGTTCAGTAAAGTTCTTATCGGCATCGGCTTTAGACCTTTGCTCTAATTCTTGTAACTTAATAGCTGCTTTAGTATCTTCATCTTTTGCATCAGCCTCTATTTTTTCACGTTTAATTTGTGCATCTAGTTCTGTTTTCATTATAGAAAGTTGTGCGTCTCTTGCGTCGTCTTCTGCTTTTTGCATCAACTGTTCTTTTTCTAATTGTAATTGTTGTTGGAACATTTCCATTTGTGGGTTTTGTTGTGCTGCGGCTTGTGCTTGTGCCATAGCTTGTGCTTGACCTGTAACTTGTTGTGTAGCTTGTGCTGCCATTACAGCTATTTGGTTCATAACTTCTGGAGGCATCTGTCCCTCTTGCATAGGTGGTAATGGTTGACCCATTGCTTGTTCTATTTGAATCTTATACAGCATCGCTTGGTGTTCTTGTATATTAGCCCCTATTGCCTGAGTTGCTATAGGGTTTTGTTGAATCATAGGGTTTTGTAAAAACGCACTATGACTAGCTATATATGCTTCATGGTTTTGAAACTCATATGCTTTAATAGGATTACCTGTCATCGCTGATTGTTGTTCGCTTATTGGGTCTCTTGGCGGTACTTCTTCTTCTGGTGGTAATAAAGCATCAATATCTTTAATATTTAAAGCTAAATACATTTTTCTGTAAGATTCACGTAAATCATGTAATTCAGGTGCTGCTTGTGCCATTTGTAGCTGTGTTTGAGCTAATGTTATTCTTTGCGTCATACTAAAGATATTCGGGTCGCTTACAGGTATAACGTCTACAGAATTATCGAAATCCTGTTTAAATACGTTTTCTGAAGCACCTTGTACTTGATAAGGGTATTCTGGTGGTAAAAACTCACCAAATACTCTTTTTAATATTTTAAACTCAGTTCTTTGTGCGTAATGTAATCTTTTATGGATTGCGGACATAACTCTTTGTCCTTTTTCCATAAGTGCTACTGTTGTTCCTACAGGAGCTTCAGAGTTACCATCACCTGTTGGATTTTCTACAGTAGCCGCAAATCTTTTACCAGAATCAACTAAAGCTCCTAATAACGTAGTTAAAGTGCCGCTTGGTTCTTTATAAGGTAGCGGAAGGAAAGCATCTTGCAATCTTCCACCTGGAGCGTCTACATCACGCCATTCTCCAGGTTGTAGGGGGTCATCATGACGCTGAATGTTTAATCCTCGTGATTTAAAACCTGCTGGAAGGTTAGAAAGCGTTCCTGCGTCTATTAATTGACGCAAAATAGCTGTAACTGACTTAGTTAAGCCCCCCATCATGTGAATTAAGCCAAAACCGTAGAATCCTAGTCCTGGAAGGAACTTATAATGCGTAAAATGCTCAATTTTCCTTTTCATAGGGTCTTTTTCGTTATAATTTGGTCTAATTGCAAGAATTTCGTTGTTATCTTTGCAAACAGTCACAATATAAGGTAATCCTACGCCTGTTTCTTCTCCATTTTTATCTGTATCTTCATATCCTTCGATATCTAGGTCAACATGCATCTCTAAAAGCGTATATTCTTCGTCGGATATAGTTCTACTTAACCCTTGTAGTTCTTCTATCTTATCATCAACGTCTGTTGACTCTAAACCTGCTCCTGGAGGCATCATTTCTATGTCTCTATAGAAACCAGATAGCTGTAATTTACGTAATTCGTTTTCGTTCATGTGAATTACGTGTGTAATTCTAGGGGAAGTTAGTAAATCTACTGCGTAATATGGGACAACTAAGTCTTCAGACTTAACAAAACGTGCTACCGCCCGCCCAACGGCAGGGTCATAATAAACTTTTTTAAATGCTGAACCTGATAAAGGTAAATAAAACAATAATTGGTCCATTTCAGGGTCGTACTCTTCCATTTTGTACGTAATCTGATAATTCATAAAGTTTTTAACCCTGTTTGCTTTTTCCATTTTAGCGTTATCGGTCATTCCTAAAACTTCTGTATCAACAGGTCCGCCTGCTGGTAACATTTCTTTGTATGCTTGTGCTTGGAATTGGGTTACGGCTTCTGCAAGTATCGGGTGATGTACTCCTGAAGCTCCAACAAAAGGTTGCGACCTAGAATCAGAATTTATTCCTAATAAATCTAGTCCTTCTGTGTAAGTTTGAAACCAGTCGTTTCTAGAATCTAAATCATCTTCGAAATTACCGACTAGTTCATTAGCTATTGTGTTTAATTCACGTTCATCTAAAGTTTCTGCTATATTTTCTCCGAACTTAGAAACAGATTCAGATTCCATTTCACTACCGCGAACAATAGAACCGTCAGGTTGAACGAAAAGTTCTGTTTCTTCTTCCTCCTGTGGCAGTATTTCTAACTCAATACTTTCCTCAGTCATAGGAACAGCAGATAACGGTTGTTTTTCAATAGCCATAAGTGAACATCATAGTATGATTTTAGTTAATAATAAACCCTTTCGCCCCCGTAATAATTTTCGTCTTCAAAATAATCGGTTGTTAATTGTAAAAAGCCGCCTTCCCTGAACCTAGATAGTGCTAAAGTTGTAGCATCAACAAGGTCATCGTTTTCTCCTGCAGGAAAATCAGAAACTTCTTCCATAAGTTCTTCGCCAAATCTATTATCAGGAACCCAAACCCTCCCGTCTTGAAAAATAGGGGATACAGAATTTAATCTTGCTATTTTATCTTGACCTTTTCCTGGACTAAAAGTGTTTACAGGGATACCTACTCTACGTAATTCTTGTACTAACGGAATACCACTAGCTTTAGCTTCTATAATTACTGTATCTGGTTCCCAATATTCATATAAACGTAACGCTTCTTGTTTTAATTCAGGAAAATCAAAACGTTCTTTTATACAGTCTATTAATATTAAATGTGCTTCGTCTCCTGCGTATAACTCATCACCAATTTTTCCTTC